GATTTAGGGGGAGCAATCCCCCTAGGTCACTGATAAGAGAATATTATGGCAACGACAAAAGTAGATATATGTGCAAGAGCATTAATTTTAGTAGGAGCTTCCCCGATTACATCATTCGATGACGGAAGCACTGAAGCACTTGTTGCCTCTAACATTTACACCGACATTGCAGAAGCAGCTCTATGTAGACAGCGATGGAGATTTGCTACTACTCAAGCACAGCTTTCATTATTAACTGCTGCTCCTACAGGAAGGTATGACTATGCTTACCAAATGCCTACCGATCCTGCTGTTTTACAAATTAATACTTTAACAGTTAACGATTATGTTATTGCTTATGATAGATATAAAGATAAAATTTATCTGAATGGACATGGCAGTACCAGTACTGTCATTATGGATTATATCTTTAAAGTAGAAGAAGAATTTTTTCCAGCACATTTTAGATTAGCATTAGAATATCAATTAGCAGCAGTCTTTGCAGGATCAGTAGCAAGAGATAATGATATGATTAAATCATTTACTGAACTTGCTGAAAGACAATTCATGGTTTCTAAACATATAGATTCTGTTGAAAAAACTAATGCCAAATTAGATCTTAAAAGATTTAAAAATTTAAGATTATCAACAAGAACTAATGTTTAAAAATGCCAAGAAGATTACATACAGTATTAACAAACTTTTCATCAGGTGAATTAAATCCGCTACTTAGCAGTAGAACGGATAGTAAAGCTTATTTCGAAGGAACTAAGTCTTGTAGAAACTTTGCTTTACTTGCCGAAGGTGGAGTAATGAGAAGACCAGGTACAACCTATCTGGCATCATTACCTGCGGAATCTAGGCTAATGCCTTTTGTATTTTCTGAAGATGAAGTGGCTATCTTAGCTTTTTCAGATGGTAGATTAGATGTTTATAATACCTCAGGTACAGCTATCACTGCCAATATTACTTCCAATTGTAACTGGACTACTGCTCAATTATTTGAATTAAATTTTACCCAGTTTGGAGATACTGTCTTTGTTGTTCATAGAAATAACGCAATAAGAAAAATCTATAGAGCTTCGGCATCTTCCTTTACTGTTAATACATTTAGTTTTGCAACACATTCTTCTGGCTATCCAAGGTATCAACCTTATTATAAATATGAAGCTGATGCAGTAACTATTGCAACATCTGGTACGAGTGGAAGTGTAACAGTCACAGCAAGTACAGCAATCTTTTCTTCTGATTGGATTGGAGTAACCCTTAGGTACGGAACACTGGTTGATGATCTAGCTGTAATGAAAGAAATGGATATTACTGGATTTACAGATACTACTCACGTTACAGCAACTGTAAGAGAAACACTTGCAGCCAGTGCAGCAACACAGTTATGGGATGAACAAACCTTTTCAACTTTAAGAAAATATCCTCAAGCTGCAGCCTTTCATCAGAATCGTTTATATTTTGGTGGAGCTAAATCTAGACCTGCAGGAATCTTTGGATCTAAAGTAGGAGAGTATTTTAATTTTGATGTAGGTACTGCTGCTGATAGTGATGCTATCGATGTTGATATAGCAGGTGAAAAAGTTAATGAAGTTAGACATATTACTTCAACAAGAAATTTACAAGTCTTTACCGATGGTGGGGAATATTTTATTCCTACTACTACTTCTACTGCAGCTATTACTCCTGCTACTGTAACTTTAAAACAGCAAACGCCTTATGGCATTAGTAGAACTCAACCACAAACATTTGATCAAGCAACTATTTTTGCTCAGAAAACAGGTAAAGTAGTTCGTGAATATATTTTTAATGATTTAGAAGATGGCTATAATGCTACTTCAGTTTCAATCCTTGCAGCCCATTTAATTGATTCACCTAAACAGATTGCGGTACAGTCAGGTAATCTAACTAGACCTGAACAGTATGCTTTCTTTTTAAATGGTGGCTCTTCTCTTGATGGTACTTTGGCTGTCTTTCATTCTGTAAGAAATGAAAAGATTGCAGGTTGGACTTTATGGAGTACAAGAGATGCAGATAAACTTCACTCGCTTATTAGCTTAAATGAAAATTTAATTGCTTGTGTTAAACGTGTTATTAATTCAAGTGCAGCTACTTGCACAATTACAGTTACCGATTATACAAACATAGCAACTGGTGCAACTCTTGTTCTAACAAAAAACGATGGAACAACAGTTACGTTTACTTGTCAGGGTGCTGGAAGTGGAACACCAGATACAGATAAATTTTTTCACAACGAATCTAACGATACGACAGCAGATAATATTTTTACTTGTATTAATCTTCACGCTGATTTTTCAGCAGCTAACCCAGCAGCAAATGTAGTCACTGTTACTAGAGCAGCAAATGGTGGAGATAACTTAACTGTTACTTCTTCTGATACTACAAGATTAGCTGTTACCGATTTTACAGGTGGAACAACAACAGTTTACACATTAGAAAAATTTGGAGATGATGATTCAACAACATTAGATTGCCAAACTACTTCTACATTAAATCAAAGAGGAACACCTTTAGTTAAAGGAGCTTCTCAAACAGGAACATCATTAATTGTAGACGGACTAACGTCAGCTCCAGCAGTTAATGAAAAATTTACCGTTGCTGGACATGCTACTGAATATACTATTCAGGCAGTTACCGATAGTTCAGGTGGCGAATATAGTATTAATCTAGATGCAAGTTTAGCTGCTACTCCAGCCGATAACGCTGTGATTACTTTTACTGAAGGGCACTTACATACTATGAATGCTATTTATTATACTGATACAGTTAATGCTGTAGTAGGTAATAGTTCTCTTGGAAGTTTTACTATTTCAAGCAATCAAATTACATTAACTGATTCTCCTCAGGCAACTGGTATGAAGGTTGGATATAACTTTACTCCAACTTTAGAAACCATGCCTATTGATAAGGAATTACCTGAAGGACCACTAACAGGAAAACCTAGACGGATTTCTAGAGCCATAGTAGATCTTAATAGCGTATTAAATATGACTATTAAAGCTGCAGACCGCACCTCTAAATCTTTAGTAGTTCAACAACTTGGATTTACTATAGGCTCTGACTTGACAGCAGTTACAGAAAAAAAAGAATTTTATTTTTTAGGATATGATAAAAGTCCTACCGTATCTATTTCACAAACAGATCCCTTACCTATGAAGGTACTGGGAATGGCTTTGGAGGTTGTCTACGCATGAGTGGTGATCCATTAACAAATGCAATCATAGCTAATACAGTTTTTCAAGTTGCAGGTAGAGCTGCCGACATTCAAGCTGAACAATTTAAAGCTCAAATGGAAATTGCTCAGTATAAAAGAGAAATGAAGTTAGCTGAATTAAAAGGATTGCAAGAAGAAAAAACACGTACTGCTCAGTATGAAGATACTATTTCTTCCAATAGAGCTTACTGGGGAAGTACAGGTTTTACTGATGATTCCCGTATCTTAATGGTTACTCAACGAACTGTTAAGGAAAGATATCAATCTGATATTAGGGATATTAGATTAACTGCCAAAGGAGCAATAAATAAATATGCTCTCTCTGCTTATGGTACTGAAAGATATGCCAGTGCTAAAATGTTTGGAGGGTGGGCTAGTATTGGAGCTTCTGCTGCTGAAGGATATATGACATACAAAACATATAAGAAATATGACAAATTGGAAATAAAATAATGACACTTAAAAGAGGAAAATACGAAAAGAGAGCATCTGTATCTAGTTTGTATACTAAGATGGGTATTGCTGTAATACCAAAAGCTTCAGCATTAGGTGAGGCAGTAAGACAAACAGAAAAAGAAAGAAATACAATGTTGAAGTTGGCTATGGTTGCCGATGAAGCTAAATTTATTCAAGACTTTGTAGGAGATGTTAATAAAACATATTTAGAATATGACCAAAAGTATTGGAATAAACCTATCCAATATGAAGCTTCAGCTGATTCTTATAATAAAGCTAAAATAGCAAAAGTACCTATAGCTTATCGTTCTTCTGCTATTCAAAAATTAGAACGTCTAAAAAATACTGGTATTAAATCTGCACATGCTCAATGGAAAATGATTGACGATGGTAGAAGAAAAAATGAATTTGAATTGCAGATTAATACTCAGCAAACAAAAATGGATAGTGATTTATTTAATCTTACTAACACCGAGGATTCTTCTGAAGATAAACAAGTTTCCATTGCAACTAATTTCTTTAGCTACCAGCTCTTAGATACTAATTTTTTATTTGGTTCTGCCGAACAATCTTTGGTTATGAAAGATGGTATTATTACTCCTTCAGAATGGCTACAAAGTTATACTGAAACATTAACACATGGTTTTGAAAACTTCATGTACCATACTATGGTTGCCAAGGTTGGTGATGATGGAGATTATTCTGCAGCCTTTGCTTTTCTTGACTCATATCAAAAAGGAACTTTATTTCAAGATGCAAAAGCAACAAAAGAATTTCTTGAACCTTTAAAGTTAGAAAGATTACCTCCACACACTGAGGACAATAAATCATTAAAGGATATGCTAGAGCTTATTAATAATCCTGAACAGAAAGAAGGTATTGTAACTGATATTTTAAAACGATTCGAAAATACTATCGGTGTAACAAGAGCAAAACTTTCATCTAATAGAAAAAATATAATGCAAGATGAAATCAATGCTATCCTAAAAGGAGATCAACTGGGAACTATTACCCACCCAATGTCTATTGTGAATATGGATAAGTCTTTAGATGTTAACAAATATTTAACAAAACTATTTGGTGATAACGTCAAATTATCTGATCGACAGAAAATTGTTGCCATGATGAATACTCGACTTGATCTTTATACAAATATTGTAGAACCTTATTTAAACAAAAGTAAAAAAACTATTGATGTTCCTATACTTGCTATGGGAGATACAAAAACTAAGAATGTTATTATGGATTTGGCAATGGCTAAAATAGGACTTAACAATGAAAACTTACCTCATAAATTCCAGGACAACCAGTTAACTGATGCTATGAGATTAAGTGCTGAACTAGGTATCATGCCTACATTAGTTAAAAGTTATTTTGAAGCTGAGTTTGCAACCTTTAAGGATATGGCTAATGTTCGTTCCTTTCTTAAAAAATTAAAAGATTACAAATATTGGACTAGTTATAATCCACGAATGAAATTTAGCGGAGATATGTTTGAACTATTTGACAAAGCAGTAATAGGGGACAACGAAGTGAGCTGGTCTGATCTTTCTGATGCAGGTGTACAGGCAAAACTGCTTGATCACTTCAGTCTAAAGACAGTTAAATCAGGAGATACATTCATATCGGTACAAGAGTCTAAGGGTAAATCAATTAATAGTTATTTTTGGAACAATAGAGATAAATTTAAACTATTTGTAGAAGAACAGTTTAAAGAAATTGCCGATGATCGTTGGTGGGTATCTAAAGCATTTTGGGGATTATTAGACTTAGCAGATTTTGGTGAAACACAGGACGTGGATATTAAAGGTACAGGATCAACAGGATGGATTAATACCTGGGGTGAGATGGTTGAACGTCAAGGAGTTGATACCCTTTTTAAAACTAAGACTACTTTTTTTCCCTCTGGTTGGTCTGCTGATGACTTGGCTCCACAAGTTTTCGATAGAATATCAGCATTAGTAAAAGAAAGACTTTTAATAACAATGCCAGATAATGTAGATCCTTTTAGCGATCACGGAAAAACATATTTAGTAGATGCTTGGAACTGGGCTTTGACACAAAACAAAGCTACTGGACATGGTTTTACTAAATACAATGACAACTATAAAAACCAAGGTAACATTGATTTAAAACTTAAGAAAATTACAAGTCAAGAAAAATGGTTAGATCAACTTGAATTAAAACTTGAACAAATAAGTAAATGGAAAGATTTTGAAGAATATAAGGATAAAGCTCGAGTAATCACTAGAGGTAAAAAGAATATTGAATTATTAAAAGATGACATTGAATATTTTGAAGACAATCCTAATACCGATTATATTTCTAAACCTTTCGAAAATTATTATACCAATCAATACATCGTTAAGAAC